AATTTTACGGAACACCTACTGGCAAAATGGGAATGAAGGGTGTTAAAGCTGCAATAAAAAATCCACCTGAGGGTGTAGACAGGGCTGTACAAACAAATGAGAAAGCTGATTCAGTTATGGCAAAAGTATTTAAAGAAATAGCAAAACAATATGACACAGAGTATAAATTGATTAAAGTGGCTAAAAGTAATCCTGACAAACCATATAAAATAATTTCAAAACTTAAGAACCAACACATGCTATATGACAAAGATGATGACGTGTCAGTAGAAGCAGCTTTTAAAACAGCAAGCGAAGCTCAGGAATATTTTCAAAGATATTCATTTGGACCAGGTGCCGTTGTTGAACGAATGGATCCTGGTGATTCAAGAAATTATTTTACTACATATGCTATTAAATTAAATGACAATTTAAGAAACAGTAGATTTAAACTTTATAAGAAAACAGGTGGTCTAGTCGTAGACATTTTTAAATGGTAATATAACGCATGGCAATTGACAAAAAAAGAATTAGAGATTCATTTAAAGAACAAATGGCACTTGATATGCTTGGTGATGCCAACCCATTTGAATCAGGAGAAGATGTTGTAACTGAACTTAACCCGCCTGATTTGATAGCTGATATTGAAGCAAAAGATTTAGCTAGAAAAAGAGCTGACATGCAAAAAGAACGTATGTTTAAAATGCCTGATGCTGATAATATAAGTTCAATAATTAGGGGTATAGGAAAAAAAGAAGGTGACTTTGTTGAAGTACCTGTTAAACTTGCAAGAACAAAAAAAACTAGGTTGTATTAATGGACGAAGAAGATAATTTAGACCAGCAGGTCGCACTTGAACCTGTTGAAGTTGAAATCCAAGAGCCAACTGATGAAGCCGAAATGGCAGAGGAAGTTGCTCAGGCAGAAGAAGAATTTTACAAAAACATTGCTGAAGATTTAGATGAAAGAGTTTTAGGTTCATTAGCTTCACAGTTAATATCAGATTACAGAAAAGACAAAGAATCAAGAAGTGATTGGGAAAAAGGTTACACTTCAGGACTTGATTTACTTGGTTTTAAATATAGTGATGAGTCACAACCTTTTAGAGGTGCATCTAGTGTTACACATCCCTTACTTGCTGAATCTGTAACTCAGTTTCAAGCTCAAGCCTATAAAGAATTATTACCTTCTGAGGGTCCTGTGAATACACAGGTTATTGGTGAAAGAAATCCACAAAGAGAAGAGCAAGCAGGGCGTATTAAAGAATTTATGAATTATATGCTGATGGAACAAATGGAGGAATACACACCTGAGTTTGATCAGCTTTTATTTTATCTACCACTAGCAGGATCAGCTTTTAAAAAAGTATATTACGATGAGATTATGCAACGTGCAGTCAGTAAATTTGTACCTGCTGAAGATTTAATTGTTCCTTATTACGCATCAGATTTAAAAGATGCAGAAAGAGTTACACACGTTATTAAAATGTCAGAAAACGACATTCTTAAAAAACAAAAAAGTGGTTTTTACAGAGATGTTAAAATACTGCCATCTCAAATGGACGATGATGTCAAAAACAAGTACGAAGAGTTAGAAGGTGTTTCTAAACAAGGTGATACTGATTACCAGTTTAATGTTTTAGAAATGCATGTTGATTTAGATCCTGAGGATCTTGCTGGAGAGAGTGATGATAAAAATGTTAAAGTTCCATACATTGTAACAATCGATGAAGGATCACATGAAATATTAAGTATCTATAGAAACTATGCTCCTAACGATGAATTGTTTAGAAGAAAAGATTTTTTTGTTCATTACAAATTTTTACCAGGTTTAGGATTCTATGGTTTTGGTTTGATACACATGATTGGTGGTTTAAGTAAGACTGCAACAGCGGCACTAAGACAATTGTTAGATGCAGGTACTCTTAGTAACTTGCCAGCTGGCTTTAAATCAAGAGGATTAAGAATCAGAGACGATGAACAGCCTTTTCAACCGGGTGAGTTTAGAGATGTTGATGCACCAGGCGGAAATATCAAGGATCAGTTTCAAATTTTACCATTTAAAGAGCCAAGTGGTACACTTTTTCAACTTTTAGGCTTTGTTGTACAAGCAGGACAGCGTTTTGCAGCGATTGCAGACATGCAAATTGGTGAAGATAAGCAAAACAGGGCTGTTGGAACAACTTTAGCTCTCTTGGAACGTGGCTCAAGGGTCATGAGTGCTATTCACAAGCGTCTATATTATGCGATGCGTCAAGAATTTAGGCTTTTACACAATGTTTTTGCTACATATCTACCACCCATTTACCCATATGCGGTATTTGGAGGTGATAGACTTGTAAAATTAGCTGATTTTACTGATGAAGTTGATGTAATACCTGTTGCAGATCCAAATGTTTTCTCTTTATCACAAAGAATTACATTAGCAAGTCAACAATTACAGATTGCACAGTCAAATCCACAAATGCATGACATGAGAGAGGCTTATAGACGTGTATATGAAGCACTTGGCACTAAACAAATTGATACTTTGTTAAAACCAGAACCTGCACCAACACCAAAGGACCCAGCTATTGAGAATTTAGAAGCACTGCAAATGAAAGTGCCAAAAGCTTTTCCATTTCAAAACCATGACGCACATATTTTAGCTCATGCTAACTTTATTAAGTCAAGAATGGTGCAAGCTAACCCAATGGTATACGCTTTATTACAAGGACATATATCAGAACACATATCTTATAAAGCACGCGCTGTTGTGATGACTATGGTAATGGCTGATGAAAAATTACAACAACTTAAAGAACAAGATATGGAAGCATTTCAAATGGAAACAGAGTCTTTAATTGCTTTACAGATTGCAGCTTTGACAAAAGAATTAGTTGATGCTGAGGGTGGAAATAAAGATCCACTTGTTGCCTTAAAATCAAGAGAATTAGATCTAAAAGCTATGGATATGCAAAGAAGAGCAGCTGAAACTCAACAAGATCAACAAAGAAAACTGTATGAATTTGAACAACGTATTGATTTAGATAAAATGAAAAGAGAAGATGCTGAGGTTGCATCACAAGAAAGAATTAGAGTAGCTGATGAGAAACTAGACCTAACTGAAAGAAAAATAGAAAATGAGGAGAACAAAAGTGAAGGGTAAATCATTTGGGCCTCCTCCAGAAAAAGGACCACAACCTCAGGGAATGAAAACAGGAGAGTTTGCTGGCTGTCCGCACCGAGAAAACGGAGTTAAGAGTGATATAAAAGGTATTTCAGATATTCAAGTCAAAGGTAAGAAGTTTATAGGTATTAGATGAGGTATGATTTATACTGAATCTAAACTTGATATTGACACTCAAGAAATATCTAAAAAAGTTCTTTCACTTAAAAAATTATGGATAAGTCGTTCTAATAAATTCCCTTTTTTTACACTTGGTAGATGTGCTTACCTAGATGGTAAAACAGAGGCCTATTATAAAGACTCTGCATGGCAAAATAACATATTGTTGAATAATTTTGCTGATCTTTATACCACAGTTAATGAATGGTTAAGTAAAAAGTTTAAAACTCCTGTTTGTTTAGCTGAAAATTTGTCAATTCCAGGCTTTCACATATTTCCCTCATCACAAAAATCTATAGGTATTTCAGGTAAGTGGCACGTTGATCTTCCTCACAAAATTTTAAATATAGAAACTAAAACTAGTGGTGCATACACTGTGGCTATAAAAATTCCATCTTTAGGAGCAGGTATTGATTGGATTGATCATGAAGGGTGTAAAAACTACCTACCTTACACTGAGGGAAATATAATTCTACATTCAGGATCAGACTTGCATCGTATTGCATCTATTAAAAAACACGTTTTAGAAGAATATAGAATTACTTTACAAGGACATATCATTAATCGTAATAACAAACTAGAGGTGTATTGGTGAGTGAAAAAATTGAAAAATTAGTAAATATAATTATTGTTTTGTGTATTATAGAAATTATGATACATTCTGTGGAAGTAATAATTGACACACTACCCTATATAAAATGATAAAAGGCGACTCTTCAGAATATCACCTAATTACCAAACATATTGGTCAGCTTAACATAGATAAAGCCACTTTGACTTGTGAGATTGGTTTGAGAGAAGGTTTGGGTTCAAAGATAATTATGGATGCAATTAGAGATCACAAACCACCTTTGTATAAACATGTTGCTATAGATCCTTACAATAATTTAAATTATCAACATTACGATAAATCAAAA